ATCCCACGGCCTAAATCTTGCAGGAAAGATCCGCCAGAGGTTCCCCCAGTAGGCGAAGACCCGAAGTAGTCTCCTGTATACCCAGGTCCGATGGAACCATAATCGGGAACGTCAGAGCCAAACCCAACAGCGCCACCTAAAAAGGAGTTCACTAACTTTTAGCTTCTTATATCGATTATACGTTTAAATAACTGACTTAGGAGCTCCAAAAGAACTCAAAGCCTGAGCAAGCAATTGAGCTTGCGCTTGTTGAATAGCAGTTTGATTTCTCCTTAATTGAACAGCAGCCTCTTCTTCAGCCAATTGCTGGATATTCTCATCGCGGCGTTGAGTTTTATAAAGGTCAAGCAGAAGCTCCGCACCAGGGTCACGGGCCGTGTTTTTTTCGGAGTAATCAATAAACTCAGGACGCTGTGTCGAAGATTGTGGCCCAAGCTGTTGCAAAGCTCCAGTTATACCTAATAGGTTTATAAATTTATTCAATAAACCCGTAGCCTTATCCTGCGCTGTAGAAGGTTTAGCAGCAGTAGGCGCAGGACCTTTAGACGCGTTTCGAGCTCCTTCGTCAAACCACGCGGAGACCTGTGACGAGCGTTTGACCGGCTGGCCGTAAAAACTCCCTCCCTCCGCCGTGGGGATCGACGCCCACTCGGGCGCCAAATAATCCTGCAGCGCTGGACTAAGTGTGCCTTCCTTGGTGAGCGCTGCTAAGCCTCCCACCGGCATCAGCCGCTGTCGGACCTTGTACAGCATGGCTAAGTCCTGGCTTTCAGGACTGAAATCTTTCAACCCCAACTGCCTAGCAACTTCTTGATACGTGTCCGGCATGAACTGGTAGGCGCCTGCAGCCGCGCTGGCGTAACCTCCCGGAGACTTGATTACTTTGTCCGGGTGTCTTGAATAATCGTTGAACTGTCCTCCGCCAAAGAGGATGTTGTAACCAGGTGCGTTACCTCGCCAAGTACCTTCCGCCCGACTTAGAGCCTGCTGAAGACCCCTGAATAATCCTGGGTTTTGCTGTTGCCAGGATTCCAGCAGAGCTCTTGTCTGAGACATTGTATTTGTAAGACCTCCAGTACTAACTAATTTAATCCTTCTCCTCTGTTAAATCTTCAAAAATATCGACATTAGTGTCAATCACAACGCCTATCTCTTCCATGACCGACTTAAACGCTCGCTCACGACACACAAATTTAAAAATAGTTTTCCAGAGGTACTGATCGCGTGCTTCACCCTTCAGTTGTTGCGCAGCGTTCTTAAGGCGCGTAAGAGTGAAGTCGTCTTCAAGTGTCAAGCCGACCCGCAGCTGGCCATGCTCCTCTTTCACCGCTGGATTTGCGTCTACAAAAAGTCTAAGACAAATTATAATATTCGCTCAAACTTACCAAGCTCGACAACTCCAGTAACGTGCTTTTAACTTGCTCCCAGGGTTGTCACAGTTGTGACGTGCTCTAAAGTTTTCACGACGTTCTGGTATATGTTTCTTGATAGTCATATTCGGGTCCCCAAAACGAACAAGACGAACTTGGTCGCCTTCTTTCGCGGCCACGGCAAACTTCTTGCCTCCATCCGAGTCGCGACGAGGCTGGTTGTAGCCTTTAAAAACCTCTCCAGCAATCCGTATGGTCACGAGGCTTGTCCAGTGCGTCTACTCAGTCTACTGGGTCGAAACCTAAAATTAACCTTAAGACAGCATTCACAGATTCCCTTCATGAAGATTCCTGCTAACCTTTTCGCGTTGTCTTCATTCACAACGCCAAATTAAATGGAATCCGCAAGGCTCTTGACCATCGCCCAGACCGCTGAGCTGCTGAACTGCTCTGCAGGCTTTGTACGTAAGCGTATTTCTCTCACTGAGTCCAACCAACCCGGTGGCTGGCCCAAAGGCATCTTCGTCAATCTGCAACCAAATGGTGCAAAGTCCCTGTACCGCATCAACAAAGATGCTCTGGAGGCTTATCTGAACTCTGCGGAGGAAGAGGCTAAAGTAGAAGAAAGCGCTGCTTGTGCTGTCTGATAGCCGACAATGAACACCTCCTCTTTAGCTGACATCTTTCAAAACGCCTCTGAGGCGCCTAAGCAAGAAGTTATTAAGGAGGAGGTCGTTATCACAAAGGAGGCCACGCCTGATAACCTCGTTTATCAGATGGTCTCCTTTGCCTCTTATTTATATCAATTAAACATACAAGCTCACCTTTTGCATCTAAACGTCGAGTGCTCTAACTTCTTGGCGATTCACGAATTCTTAAAAGAACAGTATCAGCAACATACTTCTGACTTTGACACTGTGGCTGAGCTGGTGCGCAGCATGGACTATCTTATGCCTATGTGTCAATGTGGTCTATTCGACGCCTTTAAAAAGTTTCCTGCCGTTAAAACATACGACGCTCGCGAGGGTCTTACTCTCTACACTAAAAATCTAGAGGCAGGCGCCATGATGGCAAAAGATCTCACTGAAGCTGCACGCCAGACAGGTGCACCGGATGTCGAAAATTATGCAGCTGAGATCTGCGGCAACTTATTCAAGGGAGCTTGGATGATGAAGGCCACGCTGCGTGGCTCTATGTGAGAATCCAGCCGCCGTTAGCTGAAACATACAGACCGCTAGTGCCGGCATTCAAATAAACAAGGGAGCCGGTGGATGCGGCAGGCAATGCCGTAACAACGGCGATGCCGCTAGCAACTACTGCTGAAAGTGAACCACTAGAGATAACAGCAGAGATCGAACCACTAGCGACTACAGCGGATAATGCGCCACTAGAGATAACAGCAGAGATCGAACCACTAGCGACTACAGCGGATAATGCGCCACTAGCGATAACAGCTGACAAGGAGCCGCTGGCAACTACAGCTGACAAAGCTCCACTTGCGACGATGGTTGAATTAGCCACAGTTGCTGTTGCTGCACTATTGGCCGTAACTGCGGTATTGGCTGAGTTAGCAGTGTCAGCAAAACCGGCACCGACCTTCTGCCAAGCAGCGCCAGTCCAAACACGGAGGTAGTAATTACTAGTTGAAGAATCCGCCCACAACTCTCCTACTGAGTTACCTGGCGAACCGAGTGGACTGGAGTTGGGAGAGGTAGTTCCGTAGTGATTTGATCCAAACTTTCTAATCGATCCGGCAGAATCTTTGAAGTACAGACCTGGATCCGCCGCCCCAAAGGACATAGCGAGTTCACCGGCCTGAACCGTGGCGGCGTTAGGTCGATCTGATGAGTTACCGCTGCGCTTAGAAAGAAGAATTACAGGTGTTGAAGCCATCAGTAAACGCCTCCGTTTATCAAAGAAGGAAGAGAAGGATACGGTATTAAGTTACCGTTTGCGTAGCTACCTCCGTCATAAATTAAAGAGGCTCCACTGACAAGAACACCGTTACTGTATGTACCGCCATCTAACTTAGGAGTTACATCTGGGTCGGGAGGAGCAAACGGATCATACTGATCAATCGTAAACATCTCAAAACCACTAGCAGTCATAGCTGTGCTAGTGCCTGAAGCTAATGTGTCAAAGTTAAGAGTTTTTACCATAGTAGGGTGCATATCAGGATACATCATGTGTACCGGCACCGTATTTTTGGAAGGAGAATACTTCTCCCACCAGCGAAGATGTTGTTGTCTTTTCTCAAATGTCGTTTGTTTAGCTAAGTTCAAATCAAAAAATTCTCTGTACTTATCGTCCATAGGCTCATCAGTAGGTTGAGCCAACCACGCTGGTGGGAACATGTCCGTCCCAAATCTGTTCTGCATATCCCAGAACGACGCGTAAATATGCTTGCACCATCTCGGTGCAAAATATATAAGGTTAGGGTCTGAATAAACTTTGCTGCCGTCTGTATAACTAGGTAAGTTTAAAAGTCTTTTAACATACAAAAAACCAAAATCACGAGTGAAGCCAGGCAGATCTCGGCTGTTTTCCGTTCGAGAAGCTAAGAAATCTTTACCCGCATCGTATAGACCTGGCTTTAAGTCTTGAGGAAGCGTATAAGGATACTTTCGTTTCAGACTGTATTCATAAAGATTAAAATCTTCACGCGCTAGGTAATCCGGGCAATTGCACCCAAATCGCATTTCCGTAGTGAAATAGTCACCAACGGTGGGGAGCCCGGCAGGTGCTGCTAATGTCTCGTTATCGATAACAGACCAGCTGTTGTTCGTATCCAGTGAAATAAAGATACTGTTAAATATTGGAGCGAATCCTGGAGTAATTGGAGTTGTACCGTTACCTACACCGATAACTACGTAATTGTTATAAGTCGTCTTTTCTGTACCGTTTGCCGCAAAACGATCCGACAGAATCTCGCCTGTAAAGAATGAAATAGGTGGCCCAAAGTTACTTGAAAGTTCAACAGCGTAAGTTGTGCCACTTGTTTTTGTTACAGATTTAATCGAGTAACCAAAGTCGAGAAAGTTAAAAGAATCTCTTGGGCGTATCGCAACCATCCTCATAGCCATGTCTTGGCTCATTGAGGGGTACATGTAACAAACGCCGGGCAGCGCAGCACCAACGCCCACGGTGCCTGTAGTCCAGTACCTGAACGAATAATTTAAACCAACGTACGCTTGATTAGCGTACATATACAATTCATACCCCCTACGCCACCTAGTCCACATGGAAGCGTAGTTATAGTCATACAGAATACTGAAATCTTTTAAGTTAAAGTCAGGTCTAAATTTTCGCTTGAAAGGCATCGGCGTAGACAGCTGATGCCCAGTACTCGCACCTTCAAATGAAGAGAAGCCGAACTTAGACTTTTTAGGCTGGTGTGACCCCCAGCCAAAGTCATCTGAGCCTTTTCGGCGTGCCACGGATCAGTAGAACCCGCCCTGCGCCATTACGTAAACACCGGAAGTACTTAACCCACCAGAAACTGCGGCGGGGCCTCTACCTAAATACCCGATACACAAAATGTAACCTTTTTCAAGGTACATGGCTTCGGATTTGCCACGTTCGATCGGATAGACCAGACTGGTGTCGCCTGTTTGTGGGGTGGGGGCCACCGTGGCAGGCAGCTCAACTCGCTGAATTACCCCTTCAGTGTCTCCCGAAAGGCCGATTTCGAATTTGCCAACTAAGAGGGGAACAGAAGTAGAGGGAGCAGCCTGGTTCGGTGCATACACATAAACACCGAAAGCGGCACTACGTACCCCACCTCTATTTGGATAACCCTCAGCAGATACGACAAAAATATCCTCTACGAGGGCACCGTCCTCAGAAGGAATGTCTCCTACGCGGACAAGTTGGATTAAGTCCGAAAAGTCAGGATTACTGGCATCGGCAATCACGGTTGTCCCGCTATTAATCTTTGCGCCCCTAAAAAAGGGGCGATCCACCATTAGCGGTTGTTTGTTTGTGCTGGTGCTCGCCATAGATAATGTGCTCTGTGAGCTCAGTGAGTGGGTTAACGTGCCGACGTGGCGGGAGCCTGAGATGGGAGCTGCTCAGGCGCAGCAGGAGCACCGAAATCAAATTGTCCGGTCTTTAAAGCTTTAAGAGCTTCTTCAAAAGGTATTTTATCCGAGCGAACGCCTTCAAGAATAATCTGACGCTCTAAATCTCGTTGATTAGCAGCCTCACGTTCTTGGCGAGCTCGCTCAGCTTCTCGTTCGTTTCGAGCAAGCATATCTTGATAAACCTGAAAAATAAACCGATCTCCACCCATTCGAGCATCGTTAGGGTTGCGACCAGGGAGAGGTAAACCTTGGTATCCGGCTTTAAAGCTTTGAGCTATTCCCACGATAGGGAGCAACATCCCAGCGACATCGTTAATAGCTTTAAGAAATCCACCACCAGAACCTCGCGGAGCAGACTCCATCGACACCCCGTAGGAGGGAACCTCGCGAGGATCCTGAGTAATACCCTGACTAGAGAAGCCAGTCTCAGCTTGCTGGGGGAACATGTAGGGAACACGTTCCCCTCCAGAGTAAGCGAAACTCCTGGGTGACATAGAAGGGCTGTTCATACGCTTACTCTGCGTGCTTCAAGTCGTGTAACTATTTTACTATCAATAGCCAGCGTACATTGCAGAACGAGGCGCTTGTTGCCGGATGAACTCCTGTACTCGTTGCAGGTGAGGTTGAACTTGTGGAGACGTAACGTCAACCATATCGAAAGCACCTTGCGAAGGGTTCAAGGCAGCGTCTGCGACAGAAGCGGCGTTACCCACAGCGGCGGCAGATACCTCGGATCCGATGGGAGCGGTCACAGTTGTAGTAGTAACTGCTTCTGCACTTTGTTGATTAGCAGCTGGGTTGGCTAATTGACGTTCTTGGAAACGATAGGCAAGAACGGGATTGGAAGAAGCCCACATAGCTAGGCCACCTCCAATAGAAGGGCTTTGACCTTCCATATACTTCATTAGCTGTTGGATCTCGGGCTTAGCTTCTGCATAAGCTTTCCGCGCAGCTGCATATTCTTCAATGCTGCGGTATTTCTCGGGACCCATCGGTTCCACAGCTCGGAGTACGGCAGCCGCTCCGGGGGCGGATTGAGCGAGCTGCTCGCGCATCGAACTTGCTTGCTGCAAGTTACCTGTGGTTACTGTTGGCGCTGCAACAGAAGGATCAATATTGCCTCGGGCCGGAGGCAGCACAGCGGCGGGATCCACGGCTCCCAAGGGACTGCCGTCCGCTTCAGTAAAGATAGGAGCGGTCGGTGCCTGAGTCAGAGGCAAGCTAGGTGGACCTCCTGCAGTAGTCTCACCTGTACGATTGCCACTCATCATCCCAGCAACACCAGCGCCAAACAGACCAACCCCAGCTAAACCAGTGGCTGCACGGAAAGCAGGGTTACTCATGAGAGCACTTAGATCCACGAGTTCGGCACCACTTGCTGCATTACGCGCAAACGCGGCAGCTACTGCGGGATCCACCGGGGAGGGACCGGCGTCAGGACCAAAAGCCGGACGTGGGGCAACAGGACCAAGATCAGCAGCTTCACGCATCATCACAGTACCGATGCGCTCTTGTACCTCGCGAGGAAGCTGACGAGCCAGTTCTGGTCGAATACGGTAGCCGCCAGACCAAATGTCGGGAACGTTATCGATGAAAAGCGACTGTTGACCCTGAGGAGCTCGGGTAACAATTTCTTCCGCAACGTCAGCGGCGCGAGGAGCCATAGAAGCGCGGATAGTTTCGAGGTTTCGTTCACTCGCAACTGGAGCGCCGCGATAAGGTTGTCCTGCAATATTGGTGCCTTCAGGACGAATGGCGCCACGGGTGGTCGTGAACTCAGCCACCGACCGTGATCCCGCAGGGAAGCGCAGGTCCAGTTGACCTTGAACAGGATTTCCAGTCATCGAAGGACCCTGCATCGGGGCGCGAGCAGGACCCATCGGGACAGGCTGACTGATTAAATCTTCCGTAAACTGTGTACGCGCAGCAGGGGAAGGAATATTATCTTGAGCAGTCTGAGCTAAGGCACCTCCGCGCTGGCGTGGCCCTTGTGGAGATTGAGGAATAAGAGTGTTTACGGGACGGGATCCAGCGGGAGGCTGAGGAGTACGAGAGCCAGGACCGAATTCAGGAACAGGGGCCTGGCCAAGCTGACGAGAAGTCGGCACATTCCGCGTGCCCATCAGGCCGACATTGCCTCCCTGACGAGAAACAGCAGAAGGAAACGCAGTAAGCTCGTCTACTAAACCAGCTTGTACAGCTGCACGCCGTACAGGTTCACTAATTCCACGGACGCCGGTCATCTCCGCTGCAGGAAGCGTCTGCCGAACGGCTTCCATTAACTGACGAGCTTGCTTGGCTCCACCAGCACGCTGAATTAAATTCCTAAGGACACCGAATCCTCCGCGAATGCCCGACTGCATCTGTAACTAACGCGAGATCAATAGAGACAGTCTATCTCCAATTCGCATAAAAGTAGAGGCGATCAGAACGAGAAACATCTGGCGGACCAGGTATGGCTTGAATAAATTCACCGCCGCTCCGCTCGAATCGATACCTAGAGGCCACGGGGTCTTTATAGTTCGGAACGTAAAGCATTTCGGCTAAGCGGCCACACTCATACAGATAGTTTTCGCGCCAGATTCTGGCAGTCTCGCGTTTGTCTTGAATTGAGATTGAACGAGACACGTCACCAAGAATGGTTTCTTGACGACTCGTGGCCCGACCAGCAGCTAATTCAGTCAAACGCTCTGCTTCTTCACAGCGTTCTACTTGAGCAACAATTTTGTCAAAGTAAAACTCACTGGGAATGCTATTGCACGCCTCTAAGAGACGTGCATAGTCACCAGCAGGAACCGTAGCAATGTTATAACCTAAGTGGTAGGCAATACGACTAAAGTTAAAGTCATCAACACGGTAACCAAACGTTTGCGCAGGGTTACGTGTTAGTTGATTAACTGCAGCATAAATTACTTCGCGCTTAGTTGCGTCTGTGCTAGTCGCATTAAACGTGACACCCTGCTGAGCAAGATAACTTTGGATCTGCTCTAACTCGTTTTGACTCAGCTGCGCCACGGTCTAAAACTCTTATCTTTCTTTATTCTACGTACACAACTCCAGTAGCAAAAACTTCGCTCCATTCGACTCGCTTGATGCTTTCAAGCTGTTCGAGCTTTGTAAAACGCTCACCAGGCAGAGATTGCCGTAGCTCAACAATTTCTTTGGCAGTTTTAAGGCCAACGCCAGGTAAACACTGAGTCAAACCTTCAGGAGTCAGATTATTTAAATTAATCCGGTTGTCAGTGGGAGGTAAAGGCTTAACAACAGTTACTTCGACCTCATCTTTTTTCACAGAACGACGGCCACGGCGTAGCTGAACCGTGTTTGAAGCGGTTTTTGGCTCTAAATCCTCTTTAAACTCGTCTACTTGATCTTTATGGGCAAAAAACACCTTACCCGTGGTGCTAGACCGAACCATAAAGTACTCACCATCGTCGTGAGTAGAAATTACGTCGATTTTGACCCCACTGGGCTTATAGACTTTGGCGGACATCTGAAAAAGTCAGTATGTGGACAGAAGTTTAGACCAAAATACCTCAATCTTCTCTCATGCGCTTCAGCTCACGCTCAAAATTTCCTAAAAACTCGGCTCTTTTCTCCCAAGTATCCCCTCCAGTGCAGCCTTTTTTAGGGTTTACGCAGCTCGGATCGTTAACTCGGTTACAAACGAGGCCCGCAAGATCTAACTCATTACCTTTGTATCCTGTTCGCCAATGATGAACGCCGTTAAGCCAAGTGGCGCCACATCTAGAGCACTCTTTGCGCTCTAATTTAAGGTCTGAAAGCTCCCGATCGTCCATAAAACTGGATAAATATGGTACGCACTATTAACTCTGACAGCGGAAAATACTAAATACTGTAAAAAATTACTTAAGAACAGGAAACCAATAAAAAACCCCTCCCGAAGGAGGGGTTAAGTCCCTTTGCTCGCGTCCTGATTCTATCAGGAAGGCGAAGTCGAGGTGTAAGCGGTGGATTCCACAATGCCGCCGGGCTGCAGAGCCAGGTCTGCACGCTCCGGGGGAGCATCGGGAACAATCCAGCACACTTCGCAAATAGCGAGTGCCTTGTTTTTGCCGGACAACTTGCCAGCACCAGCGCGGGGATCATAGATGCCCGAACCTTGTGCCAGACCAGAAGCAGCAACGCCACCAAGATTGGTGGTGGTGAAAAGCTTCCACTGAGTATCGGCAGTCAGAGCAGACAGGCTGCTGCTGTTGATGATGTTGGTGGAAGCAACGCTGCCGTTGGCAATGCGGCTGTTGGAACCGGTAATAGAGGTACCGAACTGACCCGACACCACAGTGGTGTTGTTGCGGAGACCTTGGCCAACCGCAGGGATCAGAGTCAGCTGAGGAGAAGCAGAACCACCTGCAACACCAGAGCTAACCACATCGCCACCGTCGACACGGAGCGAGGTGCGGTACACAAAGGCACCAGAAGGTGCAGTGATACCGTTGGTGATGTCTGCCCGAACATCCTTGTGGTAGTCGGGAGACGGGATGATTACGCTGGCATTCAGGAAAGGCTGATTAGCAGCGTTTTGACCAGAACCATAAGGCTGGGTGTAGTAATCCAGCTGGTTGTTGGTACCAAGTGCCTGATAGCTCAGGTCAACGTAACCGATGGCTTGCTGAGCAATCCAACCGGGACGGAACACCACGCCCACGGGGCCACCAACGGGTTGGTTGGTGTAGCTCGTCTGAACGCCGTTGGCGTTCTCGAACTGCATGGTTTTTTCTTCGTGCCAGTAACGAAGAACGTTGGTGTAGTTACCAGGATAAATCTTGGCAACCGAGATCTGGTTAGGGTTGATCGTCATTGTTAGTTACCTCCTCAAGCGTCGAAAGAGTAACCAACGGTGACGAAATCAGCGTTCAGAAGTTCGAAACCTGCGTACAGGCTCCAAATCATCATGATGAAACGGCTGAAGTCGTCGTTGTTGTTGAGCAGCACCTGGGCATTGTTGCCACCGATGCCGACACCAACGGCCTGAGGACCAAAGAAGATACCGACTGCTGCGTTGTAGGAAGCGGCGGTAGATGCGATGGTCGCGTTTTGAGTTTGAGTAGGCATGTTGGTGCTCTCGAAGAAGCGCACGCCTTCAAACACAAAGCCCGTGGGCATGATCGGCTCGCCGGCCACGAAGGTGGCTTGGCCGAAGCCTTGACCCATGTACAGGGCAGCGTTGGGCTGCATCCCGGACATGAGGGGGTTGATTTGACCATTGCCAGGATAACGAGCAACTTCACGGAAGTCACTGTTCTGACGCAGGTGCATCAGGAAGGTCGGATCGCAAACGCAGCGATAGAAACCGTCCTGGAAGGTGGGGGTGTTCCGCTTACGCAGGCTCTTCACCACGCGCAGCAGGTCATCCTTAACGTCGAACTTAGCTTGCTCGGCGTTGGTGTAGGTCAGAGCACCAGTGGCCAGGTCACCAGGGAAGTAGTAACCGCCTTGGGTGTCAGAAGACTGACCCTTAGAAACAGCCTTCAGGAGTTCATTGATGAACACCCGGTCGCGCCAACGACGATAGTCGTCGAGCAGAGTCAGGCTGCCGATCGATTGGTGGAAGGTGGTGAGGTTACCGGTGTCCAGCAGCAGACGCTGGGCGGTAATCAGGGTCTCACG